GCAAGGTACTCTACATTGACATAGACGCAGACGACAATAGCGCAATAGCAGACCGAAGAGTAATAGCCGCGGCAATTGAGGGCATAACAGCCGCGGTTGCTATAACAACTTATGTTATCCCAGCTTTGGCAGGTGAAGGGGTAACAGCTGGGACTATAGACGCTGATTTTACGGTATCAAGGGATATCTGGAGATACTACAAGGCTAGTGAGTGCCTGGACAGGTTAGCCGATGTTAATGTTGGCTATTTCTGGTATGTGGATAACTCAAGAAAGTTACATTTTCTTCATGAAGACAGTGCAACTGTAGTTAACCTGGATGACACGGTTAACTTTACAGATTTTAGGTTAACCCAGAATATGGACACGTACAGAAACACTCAAATTGTGGTAACTCCAAGATTGAGAACCACGCCCCAGTACAACGAGATAGCTAGTCCGCTAGCGGACGGGGTTACCAGGACTTTTACAACCAGATTTCCACTAGCAGAACAACCTCTATACTTTTGGTATACTACTAACTACTTCGCTTCGCCAATAGTTTGGGTAGACGTGGCTATTTCTGATATTGGGGTTAACGGGTTTGACACAGGAAAAAAATGGTATTGGTCTTATGATAGTCCAGAGATAACCCAGGCAGACACTGAGACTGTGTTGCCTGCGAACGGGGCAATTAAGGTTAGCTACATTGGACTTAAAAACGGTGTACTCAAAATGTCTAATCAACCTGAAATCAACGATAGGAAATCAAAAGAAACTTCTAGTAGTGGTATCTATGAGGCTGTCGAAGAAATCACAGGCATGGACGATTTCTACGCGGCTAGCCAATACACTAGGGCCATGTTAGCTAAGTTTAGCCAGATTAGTGATAAATGTGAATTTGAGACATATGACCCAAGGTTTATCCAGGGGGCTAAAATAAACGCTACGTTGCCGTTCTACGGGGTGGCGACTTCATTCTTAGTTGATACTATTATGGTAACTCAAGAGTCCCAGAGGGTACTTTACGCGATCACAGCTTATGACTCAGAGAGCATAGGGGAATGGGAAAAGTTTTTTTACGACTTATACAAGGCCCAAAGAAAAGTTGTATTAAATGAGGATGAAATATTAACCGTAATAAACGGGATTGATGAACCGATCAATATCACCGATCAATGGAGCGTAGTGATTCACACAGGTTGGACGTTGCCATTTACGCTACCTGTGGTCATGGGTACTAAGATTACAGGAGGTGTAACATGATAGAAACATTAGTAATAAAAGGAACTTACAAAATTATACTCAAAGAAGCTGGAAAACCTGATATAGTCCGGGTAGTGGATAACATGATTATGCGTTCCCCACTTTACAGTATGATTAATACACTTTTAGGGTATACGCCAGACTTAAGCGTCCAAAGATGTGCGGTAGGCACTGGCACTACAGCCGTTGCGGTTGACGATACACAACTGGCCGCTGAATATGCTAGGGTTTACCGAAGCGACTTATATCGCGATGGCTATATGCTATTTTCAGAGTTCGTATTTACAAAGAGTGAAGCGAATACCACACTAACTGAGGCTGGGGTCTTCCTAAACGCTGTCACGTGTACAGCGACAGCAAACACAGGGGACTTATGGAGTAGAGTACTATTAAGCCCAGCAATCACTAAGACAAGTGCGCAGGAACTTGTCATACAATATACAAATGTATTTTCAAGGGGGTAAAAAGATATGCTAGCACCAAACACATATCCATGGCAGGCCTGGAACACAGGCGACACGCTAACTGCCAGCGACTGGCAGAACCTAGTTGACGCCGCTAAGCAAGCGGATAAGAAACCAATGTGCTCTGAGATGTTTAGAAATTACTGGTATTTAAGACATACTAAAGAAGTCCATACCGGTGGAGCCTACACCGCGGTCAAGGACGCGAAGACAACAGGTAGCATAGACGCAACTTATGGGATTTTAGACAACAATAGTATCAAATGTACTGTAAATAGTACGAGTTATCCGTTTAATAACGGGTTTTACCATACGTTTTCAGCTAATAACATGCTTACGTTCATGGACGGCGTAAGCACTGACGCGTATTGGGTAACGGCACTTGTGGGATTTTACATCTCAGATGTTACAAAATTTAGTAATCTTAAATTTAGGCTTGGTACTAATGGGTCTAATTATTATCAATATTCTTTCAGTGCTGGTAGCTTAATCAATGGGTATAACCAAAAAGGCATTGACCTAACCGCGTGTAGTACGGTAGGAAGTCCGTCATGGACTAACATAACATACATCGAGGCTTTTCAAGAAATCACAAGTAACGCCAACGGCTCATTTTGGGCGTTTGACCATATGCAAATTATGAGATATACAGATGAACACAACGTCTATCCTTTGATTCAGAGCGACGGGGATGATTCAGCCTGGACGGCTGACATACCTAGATATGGCTACTTCTTCCATCTGGCGGTATGTAGTGCGCTATCATGGCCTAGCCCTGGGATGGTGAGAATATCAAGTGCCGTAGTTCCTAGAGTGTGGGATTTAGACGCCAATACCCATCGAAGCTTTTATTGCAGGGCATTTATGGCATGTAAGGTCGCCGGGAAGTCGATGTCGCTACGCTGGGAGGTAGACGCCAACAATTACATCGAAACTTATTTGGATTCAAATACCTTATACCTAAAGAAATGCGTGGCTGGCAGTGTAACGACTAAGAGCAAGTCGATTGGAATATCCCTGGCCAAGAATGCAAACTTCGGCTTCACAGTCTGGAAAGAGGGGTCGCACTTTGTAATCATGATGACTAATGTCTCAATGAACCCCTGTATTCTTGAGTGTTCCCACATCTCAACCTCTGAGGGGGTTGTGTGCATGGGTATGCCAGTCGCCGGAGCGATAAGCTTCCTATACAGCTGGGTAGTGTCGCATAATCCGGCACTCGCAGTATCGCAGACCATAACCTATTGGTAAGACACAAAAAAGACTTGACATATGTCAAGTCTTTTGTTATTATTAAACCAGGAGGTGGGAAAATGAAGGTAAAATTAGATTATATCAAAATTAATGCTGAATTTGCTAATACGCCGTGGCTTAGTTACTTACGAAGCTTAGAGGAAAAACAGGGATACATTGAAGTAATTGAGGTAAAAGGGATGTATAGGGAAAAGTCCAGAGGATTTCTACTACTGAAAGGGTGGATTAAAGAATGAAGGTAAAATTAGACTATGAAAAGATAAAGGCTATAATGAAAGCCCTAAGAGCTAGGGGACGATGGGCGAAGAGACTTGAGAAGCTAGAGAAGAGCCAGGGATATATAGAAATGTATCCAATAGGTAGTGGCTCATATTATTGGACACCTGTAAAGTGCTGGATATTTACCAGAATATACTATATTGAGAAATGGTGGGTGAAAGAATGGCTAGAATAAAACTTAATTATATTGAACTATACAGATTAGCAGGACACATGAATTTACCGGGCAATTGGGTTAGCGCGGCACAGGACTTAGAAGAAAAGCAGGGGTACATTGAAGCGGAAGACTGCAACATATGGTGGTCAACGACAATTGACGGGGTTGACATTAAAATCTATAGGGGGTGGATACTAGAATGGCTAAAGTAAAGCTGGACTATAAGGCAATATATGATATTTGTAAACTAGCAGAGGTAGAGCCAATCTGGGTGTTTGTACTCGAAGAGGATGAGCAAAAGCGAGGATACACCGAAGTAAAGAAGGATGGAATAGGATACACGACTGTAGCCCGTGGAGTCATAGTAAAACTACATGAGGAGTGGATTAAAGAATGGCTATAATGATTTATCTTAAAGCGTTTTGTGATTATAAAAAGCTGATTGAACGCTTAGAAAAACTAGGGATTGAGTTTAAGCAGTATACAGATGACACAATAGTAATAACTGGGGTTAAATGGCCAATTAGCTTTGACAATGTGTACCTCGTTACGAAGACCTTTAGCCAGGTAATAGAGAGGTCGGAGGTATTTAGTTATGAGGCGTGAGGCGGCACTAGAGCGCAAAATACGTGAATTCTGTCACACCAATGGCGGACTGTGTTTAAAACAAGACGCCGCGGTGTATAAGGGAATTCCAGACAGATTAATAATTTGCCCTAATGGGCGAATGTTTTTCGTAGAACTAAAGGACAAAGATGGTGTTGTAGCTGAGATACAACACCATTGGCTTAATAAGCTAAGGAACATGGGCGTTGACGCATATGTAGTCAACGACTTTGAAAAGTTTAGGGGGTTATGGGATGGCTAAATGTGAGATATGCGAAGGAAGAACGGCAGAAATGAGGGGTAAATTATGAAACTATATAAATTGCCAAAAGTACCTTTGAAAGACTTAGAACGGCAACTGCCTACTGGTAGAATAGTATTATATGAGATGTTTGACTCGTCAGGTAGGCAATTAGCTACCCTAGACGGCATAACAATATTAGAAGAAATGTATATAAAGGAATTACTGAAACTTGAGGAGGTTAAACAGTGGATAATTATAGATACCTTGGAAAAATAGTTAAGTGCAACGTAGAATGCCTTATAGGCCTTGGAGTCTATGTACAAGGCGAAGAATATATTGGTGAAATAATGGGAGGCCTAGACGCGTACTGTGTATATGCAAGGACTGGGCTTCAAGTAACAATAAACGACAGGGAGTATAGCAATGTAAAGGTGGGGAACTTTAATGATAAAATTATTTGACTATCAAGAAGAAGCAGTGAAGCAGTTAAGGCGTAATAGTAGTTACGCCCTATTTTTTAGGATGGGAAGGGGCAAAACCTTACCAACGTTGGTTTATGCCAACGAATATATTATAACAAATAATGGGGCAAAAATACTAATTATCGCCCCATTAAGTGTAGCTAAGAACACCTGGAGCGAGGAAATAAAGAAGTGGGAGTTCCCACTCTCTTATAGCCTAGTCCTAGGAAAAAATAAAGCCAAGGCCATTGCGGCTAAAGCTGACATTTATATCACAAACAGAGAATCCGTAGAATGGCTTTATACAAATGGTCATACCAAATGGGATATAATCATTGTGGACGAGTTAAGCTCATTTAAAGACTCTAAGAGTAAAAGATATAAGTACTTGACTAAGTTCACTGCTAAGCGATTTATAGGACTCACAGGAAGCCCAGCGGCAAATAGCTTAGTTGACCTTTGGGCCCAGGCAGATTTACTTAAGAAAAGAATATTAGGGACGAAAACATCGTTTCTTAACAACTTCTTCTATCCAGAGCAAAAGAACGGCCACATTGTCTATAAGTGGGCGCCAAAGCAAGGTGCAAAAGAAGGAATATTTAATTTACTAAAGCCAGTATCCATGTACAAGGACGCCGTTGATATCCCGGTATCCCACTCAGAGATACTTGTCGAGCTTGAGAATATTAAAGAATATAGAAAGCTTGAAAATAACTATATACTGTGTTCATATGACAAAGACATTGTGGCCCTTAATGCCGCGGTCTTAAATTCTAAGCTTCGCCAGATGGCCTCTGGTAATGTGAAAACAGAGGACGGGCTAGTGAAGGTACATAACGCAAAAGTAAAAGCCCTGGAGGAATTTTTGGAAGCTCAACAGGGTAATAATGTTTTAATCTGGGTTGACTTTATATCTAGTAAGTCGGACATCATGGAACTGCTTACAAGAAAGAACATAAGCTACACACAAACGGACGTTTTTGGCTGGAATAATGGGAAATATAGCGTTTTTCTGAGTCATCCTAAGAGCATGGGGCTTGGGGTTAACCTGCAACACGGTGGCCACGTTATGCTATGGTACGAGTTGCCTTATAGCCTTGAGTTATATGAACAAGGATTAGCCAGGATGGCCAGGACTGGGCAGACTGAGAACGTGGAAGTATTTTATTTACTAGCCAACAAGACAGTGGATACACTAGTTCTAAAGAAACTAAAGGAAAAGGACTTAAATCAGCTATCATTCTTAAATCAATATAAGGGGGAATTATGTTAAATACATTAATTGAAATTGAAATACAGAAGGCCCAGGATAAGCATGGGTCAATAAAGAGTAACATGGAGTACATTGCCGTAATATTCGAGGAATTCCAAGAGGCCCAGGAGGCCCTTGACCTAGTTAAGGTAACCCTAGATAATTTCTGGACAATGCTACGTGGTAACGTGGCAATCGAGGAAGCCCACTTTTCAATAACTGAGGTTGCCGCGATCGAGGCAGTAAAAGAGCTCATACAGGTAATAGCAGTTTGTCGCAGAGGTAAAAAGACTTGACATATGTCAAGTCTTTACGTATAATTAAAAGAAAAAGGAGGAATTACAAAAATGATTAGATGTGTAGTATCAAACGGGTTTTACAGAATGTCTTGGGGAGACGAGATCGTAGGACAAGGATGGACAAAGGACGCGGCATTTAAAGCGCTAAAGAGAGAAGTCGAGTCCAGGCTTGAAGTACTAAGGGGAATTAGAAATATTAGCCTTGAAAGCATTGAAGTGGAGGGCGAAGATGATTAAAGCAGATGGTATGGTATGTAAAAATTTATCCTGGTTTTATACCCCAGGGGCGACAGTCCGTAAGATGGCTGATAACCCTAAGTACGAGACTTATAAAAGGCTTAAAGGTGGGGAACTATCATTATTATGTATACTAAAACAAGAGGGCTTAAGGCCCTTTGTCTTAGTGACTTGGACGACAACGCAAGAAACTAAAGAAGCAAAAGAAAAATTCAACGATTTGATGGCTAGATTAATAGTAGGAGGTGAGATCAATGGATAAAAAATACAAAAGGGCCATTGATATAAGAAATGCAATGGCCCAGTTTAATTTAAAACATGGGACTGAGTTTTTACTGAAAGACTTATACGCGGCAATTGTTAAGTCCCAACGAAGAACTACAAACCCGGACGGCTCTACAGTCAGAGGGGTATCTAGGTCATATGTATCCTGGGGACTTAGATCAAAAAGCAACTTGTTAGATTTACAGATAGATGACGCTTTTAACTATCTAGAGTTTGTTATAATGAGTAGAGAGGGGGGCGAATAAGCATGGTAGATAAGATCAAAACGTATAGGTTAACAAGGTATATCGATAACAAACGCCTAGCCCAGTTGCTAGGCGTTTCTTATACCCAATTTAAAAAAATGATATCTGGGGAACAAGATATCAAGGAAGTTATGGAACAGTGCAACGAAGAGATTGCAACTGAAATTAAAGCCTCTATATATCAAAAGGCTATGGGATACGAAGCTCAAGAAATTGAAATCCTGGCCTGCTATGATAAAGACGGAAAAGCAGTAAATACACGCTGGGGACAACAAATCACAATCAAGATAACAACTAAGCATGTTCCGGCGGACATGAGGGCCGCTGAGATGGCATTGAATAAACTCGACCCAAGTTGGGCCGAAGGTGGACAGGAGGTTATTATTTATGATGATGTCAAGCCTGATTCTTCCGAAGTTTCACGGGATTTGGAGAGCGGAGACACTCTTCAAGGTACTTAAGGGCGGAAGGTCTAGCGGAAAGTCAACAACGGTCGGATTTAAGATTCCACTTGAAATGATAAAGCATCGAGTGGACGCTTTAGTGATTAGAAAAGTGAGTAATACGCTAAAAGACAGTACCTATGCGCAAATCATGGACGCCATTGCCATGATGGGGATGTCTCATAAGTTTAAAGGTACTGCATCGTTGCTTGAGATCAAGTACCTACCAACCGGCCAGAGAATCATTTTCCGTGGAGCAGATAAGCCAGAGAGGCTAAAGTCCATAAAGTCAAAGTTCCCAATAGGAATCTTATGGTTTGAAGAGCCTACGGAATTTAAGACATTTGAGGACGTCGAGACGATCATAGACTCAGTTGTAAGGGCCGAAGGCTACTATAGTGTGTATTTTACTTACAACCCGCCAAAGCGTAAGCGTAGTTGGTGTAATTTGAAGTGGGAGACTCAGTTTACCGACGCTAACACTACTATCCACCATTCTACATCATTCGACAACCCATACCAGGGTAAAGATTTCCTGGAGCGCGCGGCGACTTGGAAAGTTAAAGACCCTAAATATTGGGAATGGAATTACCTTGGAAAGCCCATCGGAGGCGGAATTGTTCCATTCTCTAATTTAGAGTTCAGAAGGTTAACAGACGAACAGATAGCAACTTTTGACAATATTAAGCAGGGTCTTGACTGGGGCTTCTCTGTTGACCCCTTGGCGTTTTGTAGACTCCACTATGATAAAAGAGAGCGCGGACTTTATATCTTTGGGGAAGTCTACGAGATTAAAGTCCATAACTCTCTTTTATCAGAGAGAATAAAAAAGAGGCACTGGAATGACGCGCTTATTGTTGCGGACAGTGCCGAACCTAAGTCAATAAGCGACTTGTGTTCCTACGGGCTAAAGACCGTAGGAGCTAAAAAGGGCCCTGGTAGCGTTGAGTATGGGCTCGAATGGCTGGATAGTTTAAACTTTATAATAATAGACCCATATCGATGCCCTAAGGGGGCTAAGGAGTTTGAGGAAAGCGATTACGCTATAGACCGTGACGGGAACACAATTCCGAAGTTGTCCGGGGCAGATCATTTTATTGACGCTGTCAGATATGCAACTGAGGACATCCAGCAAAACAGAGACGAATTTTATCCCACTTCTCAACCGCCAAGAAAGTGGAGATATGGGGTATAATAAAGGAAAAGGAGTGATTTTATGAACGCGGATAAGCCGATCACAAGCGCCGACATACTACAGTCCCTCATTCAATCTCATAACAGGGCTAAAATGTCGGCAGAAATAAATTACTATAACAGCGATAATGAAAAGATATTACAAAAAGAAGTCAATGACTTTACGCAGACCCACATTATTCCATCTGGGTTTTACGCCGACATAGTCGACCAAACGGCCAATTATGTTGTAGGTAAGCCTATAACTATCGTCGGGCTAAAAGATGACAGAGTAATAGACCCCAATTCCTTCATAACTCAGGTGGCCATAAATGCCGCTAAGGTTGGTATCGGTTGGCTTTATCTTTATATTCAGGATGGAAAATTAACCCCAAAAGTTATAGACCCCTATGAAGTACTACCTATCTGGGACACAAACTTCCAGGATGAGCTAGTACAGTTGATAAGGTATTATAAAGTCGAGGTTGTAACCAACGCCGGAGCGACCGTAAGAACTAGGGTCGAAGCTTGGGACAAAGAAAAGGTTGTTTATTATATAGAAGATGAAAAGGGCATTTTAGGACTTGATTTTATTTTTGCCCAGGAAGCTATTCAATACCACATAACTACAAGTAGTTATGTGTTGGACACAATCATAGGCAAGCAAGAGAAAGGCTGGGGTCAAGTTCCTTTTATCCCACTCAAATTTAACAAGGAACTAAGGTCTGAGTTAACCACTAGCATAAAAGCTATGATTGACGCTTATGACAATGATGTATCGGGTTTCAGCGATGACCTAGCGGCAGTACAAGACACTCTATTGTTACTTAAAGACCGTAGTGCAGAGTCGTATGACGACTTAATGTATAAGATCAAAAAATACAAGTGCTTGAAGGTGGATGACACTGGGGACGCTAGATATTTAGTTGTGGATTACCCATTTGAAGCCCGTAAGAGTCATAAGGATGACCTTAGAGAGTCCATATATGAATTTGCTAAAGCTGTCGATGTGTCTAAGCTAACCCGTGGGGGTGGCCAGATAACCACTGCTTACATCGAATCTTTGTTTTTCAAGCTAGATCAAAAGGGCAACCAGTTTATAAAGCAAATAAATGTATTTTTAAAATTGCTTTATAAATTTGTTAATCTATATAATGCTTTAACGAATGGCCCTCAAGAGGACATTGATTCGTTGGAATTCACTTATGACAAGTCAAGGCCAGATAACTTGGCTGAAAAGGTTACAACAGCCAATAGCTGTAAAGATATTCTAAGTCTTGAAACAATGCTTACTAATCATCCTTTTGTCACTGACGTTGAGGAAGAGATTGCAAGGATAGAAGCTGACGAGCAACAGTATTTAGGGGGTGAAGTGATTGCAAACCCAGATACTAGCAATTTACAAGACGTTGGAACAGGAGCTAATAGCGACAACCAAAGTCAAATTCAATCCAGCGACAATCAGCAGGGCAATAAATAAGGCCTACGCGGGCCTTAACACTGTTATAGTGGAAAACCTAGTGGAAGACGCACATAAGAACTATAAATCGACTCTTAGGGCCATAGAGACAGATTTAAGGCATAATATGACTAAAGAATCATTAACTAAGTTAACGCCGGCCAGAATAAGGCAGGAGATCAATAAAACTATAGGTGGTAGAACTATAGAACAGCGGCTAAGACTTGGGGCAAGGAATTTATTTAAAGATACAACTGCGGCGCTTAGAAAGGATATCCTGGATTCCATAAAGGAGCACCAGGACAAGGGCCATAGTATTGAGAAGATGACCAGGACTATTAAGTCTAAACTTGATACCGATACTTACAAAGCCCGTAGGATAGCCCGTACAGAGTCCCACCGGATGAGAGAGTTTTCAACCTGGGAAGCTCAAGTCGAGGCCCAGAAATACGAGATGTTTAAACGTGAATGGCTTGCGACAGCGGACATGAGAACTAGGAAAGAACATTTAGCGCTAGGCGGCAAGTTTGAGGATGAAGATGGCAGGTTTCATTATGGGGAATACGCCGCGGCGTACCCTGGAGGCTTTGGCGTGGCTAAGATGGATATTCACTGTCGTTGTACTGTAGTAGCCAATTTTGATGACGTACTTGGTAATCCCGACTTTATCCAGCATGGAAATAATCAAGAAAGTTGGGAAAATGATATAATGGATATGCATTCGAGATTTAACAAAGAGAAGTTATTAACGGATACACTTGACCCCACTCTCTATCCTTTTGACGTCGCTATGAACGTAAGCACTGACTTAGAGGCCCTTATGGATGTCGGTACTATAGGTGACTTTGAGATCGCTATGCAAAAGAGCATAAGGACAAGGTACATGGAGTACTTGACGGCAGAATATCAAAGTATGGGAATAGAACTAAGGGCCGGGGCGGAAGATGTATTATATTTGGCTAGGCAACAAAAGTTATTTAAGGCCCTTGCGGAAAGCTACCCCGAAGGTGTGGAAAAGATAAAAGTACTAACGTATCGAAACGAGCCAGCGGCCGACTATATGGGCTTTATGCAACCATACAGAGGATTACTTAATATTAATACAGCTAATATTGACCTGGATGTAAACGCGGCTATAAAATCCGGGTGGTCAACGCAGGGGGCTTTAGACTTTAAAGCCACTGACAGAACACTAGTCCACGAGTACGGCCACTTTGTAGACTTACATGGTGATGGGTGGTTGTCTAATAGAATGAGGAAACCCACCACCATGACCGGCTACGGTCGAACTAATAGCCAGGAGGCTTTTGCTGAAAGCTTTGTAAATGCCGTAACCGCTCCAGACCCAGACAAAGAAATGGTAAAGTTTATTGAGAAGGCTACAAGAAAAAAAGTAAATAGAGTCGAAGTGAATTTGGAGGTGTTAACGTAATGATGAAAATGCCCAGTTACTGGAATAGCAAATACTATGACCAGGATACAAACGAATTATCAAAAGACGCTCCAGCGTACATGAAGGACGAATGGGAGCTATACAACAGGCAACTTGAGACTACAAAAGAAAATTATACAGTATACTAACAATATTTAGGTGGCCAGGCTGATTTTATAGCCTGGCCAGTTTTGTGGCCAGGCTCTAGCCCTATTGCCCCTAAGCGTGAAAGGAATTCCACCACAATGTTGGGCTAAATTAGAATGGCCGGGCTGAGGCCTAGAGCCTGTTGGCCTAGAGGGGTGCTGTCCAGTCTTATATATACTTTATAAATAGAAATAAAAACAATACTATAAAAAAAAAAAAAAAAAAAAAAAAAAAAAAAAAAAAAAAAAAAAAAAAAAATATAATTTAAAAAAAAAATTGTTTTTGTTGGGGGGGGGGGGGTCC